CCATCTCCGTAAGGCTCGGCTGTGAATAGGTAGCGACCAATCTCCCAATCCTTCTTGCTGGCAATCCACACTCGGCAAGACAACCCCATCAAATAGTCGTACTCAATCGTTGTAAAGTTCCAGCCAAAACAATCCCAGCGTTGTGCATCATTGATGTCCCAATCCATAATTGCAATCTCTCCGTGAGCCAAAGCGTGTAGTGGTAAGCCTCGGTACAGCGCACCGCACTTGAGCATAATTGTGCATCCCCAAGCTCGCCCAGGAATTGCTGTCAGGCCAAACCAAACAACATCTTCTATGCCTTGCTTCTCGCCGTCAGACACAAATTCCATATCGCACTTGACGTACAAGTGGCGTGGCAGATTAGCAGCGTGTGTCATTTCCAGCTAGGTCCAGTAAACCAAGCCACCAACACCCAGCGCGTTCCCCATATAGGCGCACGCGCACGATGCTCGATATAGGATGGAAACCAGCAACCTGCTCCTTGCTCGCGGACGAACTGAGCGTTCTCCATATCAGCCTTAACCTGCAACCCTCCACCGATATACTCCTCTGGCGCGGACAGGTTCACCACAGCCGTCAGCTTGCGAACTGGTGCTTCAGACGTGTAGGTATCCCAATGCCAGGAGAACTTCTGTAGTGGGCGGTATCGCAGAATCTGCAACTGTTGGATGCCTTGGATGTCGAAACGCCATGCATCGGCATTGATGCCTTCCGTAATCTCGCGCATAATATTATAAATCCAGTTGTGATGCTTGGCGTAAGGTATCCAGCAAGATGAGCAAGTTCGCGTACGCGATATCGTACGTGTTACGCCATCCTTCGACAGCACTGGCGCACGCTTCATCCCGATCACTTCCGCATCCTGCCGTAGCATCTCGCACTGTGTCTTGGTTAGGACGTAGCGATCTACTGAAGCGGTTAATACCTTCTGCTTAAACTCGTTCATTTAAGTTCCTCGCATAGTTCCAGCAACGCCTTGTTCAAAGCGTACTCAAAGCAAGCCATCTTATCTTTAGCCAAGTGCTGACGGCCAGCCTTTGCCAACGCCTCGTAAAGATCATCGTCAACATCAATCATAACCCTTACGGCCCTTTCCTCCGTTGTTTTTACCAAGGTTATCTTTCTGTTTTTCTTTTTCATAGATCCAGTTCCTTTCTTATGAAATCAATCAATTTTAAAACGATGTACAACGCACAGTAGATTGCCGACAAAAGCAATGAACTGTAAAGGATAAAAGAACTGATAACCCAAACTATTGTGCCAAGATCAAGTAGGCAAAACATAGTCGTTTTCCTTTAGTTTCCGTAACAGCGTTCTATTGTCGATCTGCACCCCGCTTGCTCTGCACCACCAGGAAACAACACCCGTCTTGAAATCACGCAGCAGCTTCTGTACTTCATGCGAGTTCTTATACTCCAGCGCATCGTTGAGTGGCACGCCTGTGTGATCCTTAACAATCTTCATGCCCTTAACCATCCCTCGCTTGCGTAGCATCCGCAGGTCGCGGATAGCTTGGAGTGCAACCTCCCCAGCCAGCTGCTGCACCCTATCATCGTAGTCACCGCGACATAGCTGGGTTGACCTCACCGACCCAGCTCCACCAGCTTCGCTTCGTCTTCTTTAATCTGGTTAGATAACTTAACTAGATCGTTCGACTGCCCAGCGTAATGAATAATCATCGCATCCTTATAGCGGTCCAATCCAAAGTGCGACTCAACGCTGGTCATACAATTGAAGGACGGGTCAAGCTCGGTTAGCGGGATGTTCCACAGGTGCGCCATTACGTTGAGCCATGTCTGCTCGGCAAAGTGATTTGGGTGCAGGCCAATGGGTGGCATTGATAGTATACCAACGGCCTTGGTATGAACTACAAACACGCCAGTGTTGACGTAGAACTTAGGCTCGATCACTCCGCCGAAAGCTCCAGCCAGCTTTACCATATCTGGCTTGCGGTCCAGATAAGCTCCCTCATCAAAGGCACAGAACACCCCAGCGTCCTCGGATAGCTTGGGGCAATCGGCTGCAATCAGAACGTCAGCGTCAACGAATGTTACTTGGTCGTAGCCCTTCGTTGCCATAATGTTCCCAATGGCAGACTTGGAGTATTGGGCTGGATGCGTGAGTGGCTTGTCGATTAGAATAAAGTCAGTGCTATGGCGTTTGCAATACGCCTCCATCCTCGGCCTAGTCAGATCAATAATCTTCTTCCAATCCTCACCGAACGATTGCGTGACTAATGCTTGTTTCATTTTGCGTCCTTCCATATTTTGCCGTGTTTATCAAGTGCAGATGACCAGATCATCATTCGATTGTAAAAACCGTATCCGTGACCCAATCGCATTAGCGTTAAGCTTGTGATATTGCCAATGTGATAAAGGATCCAAGACAACGCCAGCTTCATTTCTCAATCCTTACCCAAGCATCCAGCGGTAGGTTCTCGCCGCAGAATCCAACTTGTATCTCTTTCTTTTCCTTTTCGGATATGCCGTAAAGCTCCCAGCCTCCGTCAATCTTAACTACGCGAGTGATCTTCATTTGCCAGCGTCAAAATCTTCTGTTGCTTGAATAGACAAAAGGTCATCAGCCTTTTCCAGCAATTCCTTGCTTGGATTCTTTATGTCCTCAGTAGCAGTTGAGATTTCAATCTTTGACATAGTCACATTGTTGACCACCTTGGCAAAGCAATGTTCTCTGTAGCCAACTGGACCAATATCTTCGGTAATCGTATCAATCTCTGCGTTGCCATACGCAGTGTACTTTTCTCCATTAAATTCAAAATCAACGCTTACATCTTCCATAATCATAGTCTTGTTACCTCTTTCTTTATTTGTGCTAACACGAACAGCGACCTTACCAGCGCACGCTCAATGTGGTCAACACTTGTTTCACCGTTATTGTCTGGACAGGGCGTTGACTTGTGCAACTGCATCTGCGCTGTTGCTAGGTGGCGGATCGCTCTGGCGATGTGGTAATCGTGGGTAGGCCGATCCTTAACCAACCAATCTCCGTAGGCTGACTTATCCGATCCTTTGCCCATCACTCGCCAAACGATTTCCTGCGCGGCATTGCCCATCTCTTGGATTGTGGGCGCGGTCATTTGGCAAGACTCCTATAGAATTGGTCAAGCAATCCTTCGAGCCATAAGACATCGGCAGGGTCGATTGTATGTTTATTGATTTGTTTATTCATATTATCTAAAAATAACAATCATTGAGCCTTTTACATTTGGACTTCTTTTTGTTTGATTGTCTGGATTTATGAACTTTACTCTTCCCTTAATAAATCTTACTTCTGCCTTGTTGTAGATGTATTCGTGAAAAGCCTTTGTATCTGTTATTGAGTTTATCAAAAGGATCACCGTCTTGCCCTTTTGAGATTCTTCCCAGAACTTCTTAATCCATTTTGCAGTTTGTGAGTATGGGGGATTGCAAAAAACCCTAGTTCCCCAATCTGATGAAAGGCCATCCAAATCTCCATCTTGCCAATCAATAGGACAAGGATCGTAGTTAAAATTAAATTCATTATTTAGTGGGTCATAAACCTCTGGAGGAGTAATCCATTTGTCAGTTTTTGATTTTGGGCAGTAACCACTCACAATTTCATCCCAGGTGGTGTGTAGCCTTTGACCCAAGCCCATACTTTCTGCATCGCGCAGAAGGCAATACCAGCTTGGTAAAGTTCGTCTTTATCCCAAACCTTAGTCATAATCTTGCTAGGATCATTTGATGCCAGCACGATTGATACGCCTGCTGCTTTGGGGTTTTCGGAAGCTGACAAGTAAGCAAAAATTTGGGCGCAATCTGTGTCATAGAATGGCTCATATTTTGGATTAACTTTCCGATTCTTTAAGTCAACGATAGCGTCACCAACACCCCGTAGTTTGACGTATGCGTCACATCTTCCAGCATACCCTGCGCCAACAAGTGCCTTCTCGCACCAGTAGGTCTTTTCCACGTTTTCTTCCGCCCACTTCTTAAACGTGGCGATGTATGGTTGCAGGATTGGGTCTGTGGTAGTATCACGTCCCATAAGGATATTTTCTGCCTGCTCGTGCATAAGCGTGCCGTGTTCAGCTGCCTTCGTTGTTGATTCTTTAGAGTCTTTAACCACCCTTCTAGCGTAATCTTCGAGCGTTTCATTTTCCTCCTTTGGCAACGTAAGCGATGCCATGATACTTTGTTCAATTTTCCAGTTTGTCAATTGGGGCTTATCCAAAATAGACAAAATCGAAGTGACGCTAGGATAAAGACCCATTTTGCGAGCATCAGCTACAGTCGTGTTCCTCTCGTTGCCATTCTTGCCTATGACAACGTGTGCTGACTCGCCCTCGGCTGTGTACCAATGACCGCTAGACTCGGTTTGAACAAGTCTAGCTGTCGATGGCTCTTTAGGTGTAATTGTAAGAGCCATACAATTTAGAATGGCACTTGGTTGCCGTCTGCATCAAGCTCGACCTTAGTGGCCGTGGACTTACCAGCAGCGGTAGCAAACTCCTTGGATGCGCGGATCTTCTCCTGCAACCAATCGGGCATATCGTTGAACTGACCAGCCTCACCCTGCTCGATCTCGTAGTACAACTGATCGTTGGTTGTGGTAGCTGGTGCTTTCATTCCCTTGGGTAGTTTGGATGCACCCGCGATGGCGCAGTACTGCCGACCCTGCTGGCTGGTCTTGTGGATCAAGGTTAGCATGGCTGGCTTGCCAAGAAGGTTCTTCAAGCTGAATGCTTGGAGTTCCTTGGAGGTGAAGGTTTGGCCGCGCCATTGTTCGAGAAGCTTGCGAAGGCTTGCTTTCTCGCCAAGGCTGCGGGTCTGCTCAATGCTAACGACCATAGGCTTTTGGACTGTGGTACGTTTGCCATTCTCCTCGACCTCAAACTCATCGGTTTGATCGGGCAACTCGAAGGTTAAGCGAACTTTAGGTGTCCACTTCTCTTGGTTGTCCCAATTGGTTTTCTGGTGGCCTAGATCGACTAGGCTGTAGAGAACGCCCACGGTTGCACCAGCTTCGGGCAACTTGCGTTCCATCTTCTGCGATTCACTTATGGTTAGTGCCATTGTAGTATCTCCTTTATTTATTTGTTGGGGTTTATTGTTGTTGGGGTAAGGTCTTCAAAAGCTGGTGATTTGACGTAAAAGCCCTGCGCGATGGTTGCGGTCTTTGCATACTCGATAGTGACATTGGCTGGCGCGATCTGTCGAGCTAATTCACAAACACTGTCGGCGGTCAATATAACCAGCCACTCTTTGCGTCCATTACGGCGGAAGAATACAGACGGGATCTTGCCCTTGGGACAATCACGCTTGGATTGCGCCATCCACTCTTCGGGTTTGAGTGCTTGGCAACGCTTGCCTTCAATATGAAAGGGGAAGTTCTCGCAGACTACGTCACCGCTACCGCCTTCGGGATTGCCTGCGTATTGGGCGGTCCTTCTGGCCTTCTGCCAGCCCTGCTCCCGCAGGTAGTTTGCTAATTCTCGCTCACCCGCTGCACCTTTAGCCCTACTATTGATTTTGCCCATCCATCGGGTTTAGCTGTCAACCCATACCAGTGTCGATATATATTTTAATCTATTTTAGTTACGCCAAGTCTTATTAGCTTTGCTAATATCCTCATTAAATCTTCTAATCATTGCCATCATAGTCAGTTTCTCTACGATCTTCTTGTTCTTCTTTACCCAAGCCACAGCCTCATCAAAGGACTCCATATCCTTCAGGCCTTCCTCGAACTTAGCCCAAGCCTCTTTCTCGTTCACAAGCTTTGGAATACACGCCAGTTCTGGCCTGTCGATGGGCAAAGCTTAGTTGTTATGCTTTTGCACTTGGCAATGGGCAACAACCAGAATAGATCATCGTTCATGCCCCAGCAGGCAACATAATCCACGCCACTGATTGCGCGCTTGGGGATGTTAAATCCATTGCCACTGCTAGTGGTGAAGCGGTACTTGGTGCGCCCAGGTTCTACGGTCTGCGCGGTCTTAACTTGGATGCGGAAGAACTTATTATTCTTCTCTGCCACCACATCATAACCAGCAAAATCCTCGTAAGGCGTAAGCACGTTGTACCCACACCGTAGCAACGCGCCAGTAACGCGAGCTACCCCAACTGCACCTATTTGGCGTGATGTTAATTTCATCCTTGACGGCTTTCGGTTTGTCCTAGAGACTTTTTCCAATGAAAGCAATAATAACTATAACACTGACGGCGATGCTGATGGCATCGGTGATGGCGGAAGATGATGATGAAGTAAGTATTGGTGATTTTGCTGGAGGTGTATTGGGCAAGTCAGCAATT